GGATTAGAAGGAGATACAGTAGTAGAACTTGCACTAACAGGTCGTGTACCATGTAAGGTTATTGGTAGAGTAGAAAAAGGTGATATGCTTGTAACAAGTGCTATACCAGGATATGCTATCGTTGATAACGATCCTAAGCTAGGTACTGTTATTGGTAAAGCAGTTGAAGACAAAGACACAGATGGCAAAGGCGTTATCGAAGTAGTTGTTGGTAGACTATAAATATAGTATAGGAGATAGAAGGGCATGGCATTAAGAACAATAAACCTTGGTTCAGTAGCAAACGATGGTACTGGTGATGATTTACGTGAAGCATTTGAAAAGGTTATTTTTAACTTCAATGAGTTAGATGCTAGAACACCGGAAGAAACTACTGCAATAAACTTAGGTGCAGGTGCTGGAATATTTGCTAGTATAAATGATGCTGAACTTCAATTCAAATCGCTTATAGCTGGCACTAATGTAACACTTGACACTACCGACAGTGATGTTATTACTGTAAATGTTGATGCAGGAGTAACACAATTTGTTATTGCTAGTGATTCGGGAAGTTTAACCGTTACAGAAAATAATACTGTAACGATAGAGGGCGGAAGACTTATTTCAACTGAGCGTGACGGAAGCAGTATTAGAATTAATTCTAGTGCGCTAGGAAGATTAGAAGATGACTCTGCTCCAAGACTTGCTGCTGGATTAGATGCTAATGGGTACAACCTTGCCAATGTAGGCACTATTGATGCTACAACAGTTAGTGCATTATTTAATGGTAACTTAACAGGTCTTGTACACGGCATTGATATTAGAGATTTAAATTATTATAGAATCGGAACAAATAGTTGGAACTTAGGAGGAATAAATCCTCCCACTGTTACAAATCTTTGGGACTATTTGTATGCAACTCTTAACATAGATTTAGGTCCTATATCAAATAACGGTTCAGTTGATACAGGCACCGGAGATTATGTAGGAAGTAATTCTCCTTTAATTGATCTTGGTACCATTGTAAGTCCTAACTAAAATTCCGATAAATACATTTATAAGGAATTATGTATGGCACTGTGGAACACAACAGAAAATAATGTATTATTAAGAGCTCTAGAAGAAGGTAAAACACTTAGGGTTGCTAAGTCTGGCGAATCTAGAAGCGCAGAACTTTTACCTATTGAGTTAGACGTAAACAATAGTGCTTCATTAACAATAATAAGCGGTTCTTTACCACCTGGACTACGAATTATAGATCAAACAATACAAGGTACGCCGCTAGAAGTTGCTAGAGAAACTGAATTCAAATTTGTTATACGTGCCAGTTTAAACGGAGAAATTGACGACAGGACTTTTAGAATATCTGTATCAGGTCCTGATCTTCCAATTTGGCAAACACCTGCAGGTGCTTTACCAATTGGCAATAACGACACTTATTATATCTTAGATAATAGTCCAATTGATTTTCAACTTATTGCCGAAGATACTGATACTGCTGCGGGCGAAAGTTTAGAATACTTTATTGCTAGTGGCGACGGCGAATTACCACCAGGTATAGAATTAACTCGTGACGGAAGATTAGTTGGTGTTGTAGATCCGATACTAGCATTAGATAGGCTTGCACAGCAAGGATATTACGACGATAGTCCATATGGTGTTTATCCGTTTGATTTTGGTACTAGACCTGCCAATGGTTATGATAGTTTTTATTACGATACAGGGTTTTATGATGTAAGTATTCCGACTAAATCACCTAAAAAATTAAACAGAAACTATCAATTTCGTGTTAGTGTAAGTGACGGAGACACAGTTGAGAAAAGATTATTTAGAGTATTTGTTGTAGGCGACGATTTCTTACGTGCAGATAATACTATCATGCAAGTTGGTAATGAAATGTTTTCAGCAGACAACACTCATGTAAGAACACCTATATGGCTAACACCTGGAGACTTAGGGTATAGACGTGCAAATAATTACATTACTCTTTATTTAGAAACAATAGATAGTAACACTACATTAGGATTTATAAGTTATGATCTAGAAGATTATAATGATGACGGTTCACTTAGTCAAATTCCGCCAGGATTAGAGTTAGACTCTGGAAATGGAGAACTTGCAGGAGTAACTCCGTATCAGCCTAGCGTTACTAAAGAATACAAATTTACAGTAAAAGCCACAAGATATGCAGGTGTTGACGAACGTAAAAGAGTAACGATTAAAATTTACGAAACGACTCCTGCTCAAACTAATGTTCCTGCATCATTAATGAAAACCGGTGAAACTTATAGAATCTTAACATCAAATGATACAGACTATACACAAGTAGGTGCAGCAAACAATGATCGTGGAACTGTATTTACTGCATTAGGTGCTACATCAGGTACGGGAACCGTAGAACAAGCAAGTTCGCCTTATTATTTAAGAATTGAAAAGAACGACGACTTAGATTTACTTCTTAATAATCTTATAAACATCAAAGGAACTGTTTATAAAATTACCGGAGTAAATGATGCTAATTTAAGTTATGACATTCTTACAATTTCGAGACCTTTAGAACATTATCTAAGAGAAGGGTTAGAGTTTACTCAAGACATATTAACATCTGCTACAGAGATTAATAGTGCATTTAAATTAAAAACATTCACAGTTAAGCTCTTAGGAGAAGTTGACAGTCGTATATCTTGGATTAGTGATTCCAATTTAGGAACAATCAATGCTAACTTAACAAGTGTGTTTAGTGTTGATGCACAAACCAGTGTTCCAGATGCAATACTAAGATATACTAAAGAAAGTGGCAGATTGCCTCCAGGATTGGGACTATCATTAGATGGAGAAATATTTGGTAAGGTACAACAGTTTGGCGAAAATTATTATCGTAGTTTTTGGAAGCCTGGAGTAAATTATTCTGCAAATGACATTGTTAAAGTAGGTAATCAAAAATATAAAAGTTTAATAGCACACACTTCATCTCAAGACTTCGTAACAGATACTGCGAAGTGGGAGGAATACGAAAGATTTTCTGTTTCAGGTTTAACAACTTTTGATAATAACGATTTAACACTTGACGGTAATACAACAAGTATAGACAAAGTATATAAATTTGTTGCAAGAGCAGAGGATCAGTTTGGCTTCAGTGCAGTAACAAAAGAATTTAGTATTACAGTTAACGATCCTAATGATTTAACATTTAGTAATATAATTGTAAAACCTTTCTTGAGTCAGACACAAAAATTAATCTATAACAGTTTTATCAGTGATCCTAATATTTTTGATCCATCATATATTTATAGACCTAATGATACAGAATTTGGAGTACAAACTGACATCAGCATGTTAGTGTATGCAGGTATTGAAAACGTAGAAATGAATAAATTTGTTGCTGCGGCAGCAAAGAATCATAAAAGAAAAACATTTAAATTTGGTGAAGTTAAGTCAGCAATAGCATACCTTCCAGGAACAAGAACGCCTGTGTATGAAGTAGTGTATGTAGATATTCAAGATCCTCAAGATAGTAAACGAGGAACAGTAAAAAATCAAATTAGAATTAAATCTTCTAATGAAAGGTTAATTAACAATACAGATTTTGAACTGAAAGACAATACGTTTAGCAGCGAAGATAATAACTCAGATAGATTTAGACCAATAACTAATTCTATAAAAATAGGCGGAGACGCTATTACTATTGATGAAACTGAACAAAATAGAAAATATATTAGCAATTTAACTAATATGAGAACAAGAATTTCTGAAGTAGGGCAAACAGATGCTAACTTTTTGCCACTATGGATGAGAACCCCACAAGAGAATGACATTGAAGCACTTGGGTATACTCCGGCTGTAATACTTGCATATTGTAAACCTGGTACTTCTTCTAGCTTATTATTAAATATCAAAAATAGCGGATTTAGTTTTTCTGATATAAATTTCGAAGTTGATAGATATATAATAGATAGCACAAAAGGAAATAGTAATGATCAATACATACTATTCGCAAATTATGACTTCAATGTTTAAAGACGATAAATAGTTTTACTAAGAGAGGACCATTATGGCAAGCAATATTAATACAACAGACATTGACGTAGAATTTCCGGTACCTGGGCAAGATAATGACAGCCAAGGGTTTCGTGATAACTTTACTACTATTAGCGATAATTTTATAGCAGCAAAAGCAGAGATTGAAACATTACAATCGGATACTGTAAAACTAAATGTTAATAATACTTTCTTAGATCAAGAAAACGGAACTGCATCAACTTTAATAAATGCAAATTTAAAAGGAAACACTGAACAATATTACACTCCAGAAGGCGGAAATGTATCAACAACACATGTTGTAGATTTTGACGATGGCGGCTATCAAGTAATAACTTTAGCTGGCACTACTACATTTTCTTTTGATGGTTGGCCAACTACGGGCAGATATGCTAAAATTAGATTACATATTGAGTCAACTGGATCCTACTCTATTGCTTTACAAGCAACTACTGTAAAAAATGATGGTGATAACTTTTGGAGTAATCCATCAATTGCAGCAGGTGAAACTCATATAATTGATGTATGGACTTATCAAAATGGTTCAACTATATATGCAAACTATGTAGGCGCATTTGCTGAATAATCCTAAGGTGACTAATGCATCCGTTAATAAATAATTTAAATTCATTAACAGATAATGATCTAGAACAAAAAATTTTAGATTTAAATAGAAAATACTGGAAAACAACAAATCCAGGAGTTCAATCACAGATGGGTATTGCTCTTGAAACATACAAACAAGAGTTACAATCACGACGTGCAAAACAAAAAGTTATCGATCAAGAAAATAATGGCGATAATGATCTTGACAGTTTAATAAAAATCAGTTAAACTGTATAAATGCTTATGAAAACAGACGACCTAGGAATACCACGATTTTCTAACCGTGACTTGATTGACATGATCTATAGTGGTCATGCGGACAAAGTTCATGTAGTATTGTGCGATGCAAACGACGATGTAGAAAAGTTCAATAGTGCAATGGAAGAACAAGGTATGGATCCGTTGCAAAAGTATATTCCACTAGATGTAGATCAAAAGACTTTTGACGGTGTATGTCAAAGTGAATGGTTTATGCCTGATGAATATAAACGCCTTAATGTAGAAGAATATGTAATAAACAAATGTGAATCAGACATAGAACAACAAAGAGCATTTGCAGAATTACATGAATTTCACAAACGTGGTATGACGAACTTGTTACGCTATATGATCTATCTTGTAGACTTTATGCGTGAGAACGACATTGTATGGGGTGTAGGACGTGGATCAAGTGTAGCTAGTTATGTGCTGTATTTGATAGGTGTACATAGAATTAATTCAATCCAGTTTGACCTGGATTGGCGAGAGTTTCTTAGATAAATACGTACATAATTCATTAGGAGAATTAATATGGCACTAAAAAGTAACAGTAGAAAAACTTACAAAACTATGAGAGGCAAAGTTGTTGACATGGATTTGTTACAACAGCGTAACGAACTAACCCCAGCAGTTGGTAATGCTCGTGTAAATGCTCGTGGTGATGAACTAGGTGCAGGCGGAAAAATTATTAGAAAAAAAGAAGATATTTTAAAAGAATATTATGAAACTTCTAATAGAGTTCCAGACGAGCCTGTTGTTCAAAATCAAGCAACTCCTACAGTTGACGAAGTTGTTGAAAGTAAAAAAACAAAAACTACTACTAGAGCACAGAAGAAAGTAGAAGAAAAAGGAATCCAAGAAGATCCAGCAATGGCAGAAGAATTCGGCGATGACCAGGATTGGGTTGAAGACGCCGAAGGCAACTTTGTACCGAAAGGTGAATAGATGGAAATTAATGGCGGAAGCACTGGTTTACCTACCCGTGTAAAAGGTAACGTACGACCAATTCGTAATAGAGTTATTGTTAGTGAAATGAACTTTGGCGAGCAAAAAACAGCCGGAGGAATTATTTTAACTTCAGACGACGGCAAAGATAGAGGTATTAAACCTCGTTGGGGTCGTGTAGTTTCTAAGGGTCCTGAGAATAATGATCCATATGGTATAGGAGATTGGATCCTAGTAGAACATGGTCGTTGGACTCGAGGATTTGAAGTTGAAATGGAAGATGATAGTGTTGTTACTATGCGGACTGTAGAAGCAGAATCAATACTAGGATGGTCCGATGAAACACCAGATGAAATAAACTTTGGAGAAAAAGTTTAATGACAAACCCATTTGCAGATATTGAACGCTTCGGCTCAGCGTGTGATCAAGACCCATCAGAAGCAAACTATGATATGTATCTTAGTCTTATTGCAGAAGAATATAACGAACTTGCAGATGCTATCGCCGCTGACGATAAGGTAGAACAACTTGATGCACTAATTGATATTCTAGTTGTTACTATGGGTGCTATTAGAGCAGGCGGCTTTGACGGAGAAGGTGCGTGGAAAGAAGTAATGGACACAAACTTTGCAAAAATCAATCCGGAAACAGGCAAAGTAATCAAACGAGAAGACGGCAAAGTTCTTAAACCGGAAGGCTGGAAGGCTCCGGAATTGGCAAAATTTATAAAATAATACTTGACTCCTATCAGTTTTTACGCTATAATATATGTAATAAATTGATAGGAGTTTCTTATGAAATTAACACCTCAAGTTAGTGGTATTGGTACTACTGGATTAACAGGCATTGTACTAATGGTGCTACATACAACAGGCTATATAACAGGCTGGGCTTGGCCTATACTTTATATCATGCTTATTCTTTCAGGAATTGGACAAGAAAATAGAAAAAGTTAAGTATGACAAAAAGAAATAAACTTGAAAGAAAACTAGACGAATACAATCATACAATGGAACTTATTAGAACTATTGTACCAATTGCTGTTTTAGTTTTACAAATTTTTATATTGGTAAAGTTAACTTAATATGGCTACGCACGGTATGATCGACTTAGAAACACTAGGCGTTGAGCCTGATAGTGTTGTAATGACGCTAGGTGCTATTAAGTTTGATCCATTTACAGATAGTGAACCGCATAGCCCTTTGTATTTGCGTGGAGACGTAGAAGAACAAAGTGAGCAATATGCACGTTCTATTGACGACAATACACTTGCATGGTGGGCTACTCAACCACAAGAAATTCAAGACGAGGCATTTGGAGATCATCAAGATCGTGTAACAGTACAAGAAATGCTACGTCAACTAAACAAATGGTGTGTAGGATTAGATTATATTTGGTGTCAAGGTCCTACATTTGACTTTGTAATACTGCAAAGTTTATATAAGGCAGCACAAAAGCCTGCACCGTGGAACTACTGGCAAATTAGAGACAGTCGCACATTGTTTTCTATGATGCCGAGTGATCCTCGTAAAGCAATACAAGAAAGCCTACACAATGCACTAGCTGATTGTTATTATCAGGCTAAGTGTGTACAACAATCATACAAACACTTTGGAGTAACAGCACGATGATAGACCGACAATCAAAAGAATCAGAAGTAACTAAAGAAATGTTACAGGAATTTTTTGATAGGGGCGGCACAATTACAGTTTGTCCTCCGGGTGAACGTTCAGAGGAAATAGACTTTAAAGGCGGTTATTATAATAAACGTAAGAAGAAAAAAGATTAAGGCAGGAAAATAGATGAAAGAATTATGGGTAGAAAAGTATCGTCCAAAGACAGTAGACGGATATGTATTTAGAGATGACGCACAAAAACAACAAGTCAAAACATGGATCAAAGATAAAACTATTCCGCACTTGCTTTTTAGTGGCAATGCTGGGATTGGTAAAACTACTCTTGCTAAGTTATTATTTAACGAGCTTGAAGTAAATG